CATGAGAACAAGTTGCCAGAAACTTTGAGTACTAAACACAATATCACTGTCAATCCACAGTTGCCAATCATATTTCAATTGACCATCCCAGGGAATTTGATCGGGTCCACGTAGTACATTTGCACCTAGACACTTGCATCTTGCAAAGTTCACCATTGATGAATAGTCTTGCGAGATCTGAATGCTGGCTCCTGCCTGCACTAGATCAAAACAAAGTTGTACAAAGTTCTTTAGATAGGTATAAGAAACACCTCTGCCAGGTAGACAGAATACAATTGATTTGCCTCTTACAAGTTCTCTTGCTCTATCATAATCCCATTCCTCTCCTTGAGTTGATGGGGTTGGGGCTTTTGCTTTTACAGTAAATCCTTTAGCCATAATTGAGTGTAATTACTTCAGTATCATACAGTATTATCTATACGTTGTCAATCTTCCTTTTCTGAAAGAATGAGTTCGTTTCCAGACAGTTCAAGTTTAATTTCAGTATCTTCGTACCATGAAAGATCGTTCACAATATTCTCTGGTATTACAACATAATACTCCCCCGTGATTGGATCAACTTGTAGGGGTTCGAAAATTTCTCCGGAATTTTTTTTCATTTTAGGTTTTTGTATATTCATTTTGTTTTATCTAGCATTTTTTAATATTCTACTTTAAATTTCCATATCGTGGTTCCTTTTGATCTTGAGTTAGCCATGTGCTTACCAACATATTTCCATCCCTGTGTTTTTGTTTTAAGTCTTGGTTTTACAAGATCAAAATTTTCTCTGGACCAATCCATTATATTCTCACCTTTCCATACTTGACCACTGATTAAATCTGTAATTGTATAAGACAGAAATTCTTTGTTTCTCATGTTTTCACTATGATCACACCATCGTAAATTAGTGTAGTGATTGTTTCTATTGTCTCTATCAATATGATCGATCTCCTCGTGTCCTTCGGGATTTGGTACAAATGCAATTGCTACAAGTTGATGAATACTTCTCTTGATTTGCTTTACATATTTTCCATTCTCATCCCGTATTGAAATATTAATGCATTCGTATTGATGCTCTGGACGACGTGGATGACCCCTAAATGCTGGTTTTAGATATATTAACCCATATTCGTTAATCTTGCCGTGCTGCTCATTTCTATCATACTTACCAGGTTCACGATATGCTTTACCATCCTCAGTAATGTAATATCCAGCAAACTCAGTCTCCTTCATCCCCTTCGGTATTCTTACTGGAGGATAATCATACTTTACTCTGAGTGTCTCTTTCACCTTCTTTGGTTTTTTTGGTTTCTTCACATATATCCATTTTCCATCTTCTTTAATATACTTTGAACCTTGTGATGTAATCCTTACTGTTCCTTCTGGTAAAATCTCTTTGGGCATAATTTTTATATCCGGAATTTTTTGGTTTTCGAAGGTTTTGTAAGTTCATTTTAGCATACAATTTAGCTGCCTTCCGTAACACTTTATAGCCTCCAGGGACCCATTGATTTTTATATCACGGCGGCAACCCCCGCACCGGATCGGGCACGGGGACACTGCTGATTCACGAACGAATGACACTGCCACGGTAGTCTGTATGTAACCCTGCAAGTTCCCATGCGGGGAAACCATCAATCCCATCACGTTTGTAACAACGACCGAACTCATCATCACGGTGACTGTTAAGTTGCGGACGACCCTTAACTACATTCGTTGCCACCCATATGGTCTCACGGGTGTTAAGATCGGTTGCCATGCTGTAGAGTGCCATGAGAAGAAAGTGTGAGTGGGAAAGTGTTAACGAAGGTCAGGCATGAGCACACTGAAAGTAAGGAATCGGACGTGCCTGATCAAACACACTGTAGAACATATCCCATGCGGGAGTATCAGCAACGAAGGAGGAAATGTCTGCCTGATCGCATACCCATTCGTATGCCATATCAGCATCGGCATTGTTATCAAGCACGAACTGATAGAGACCTTCGATTGCACCGCGGAATGCTTTATCTTCCACAAGTGACATCCAAGTTTTGCCAGTTTCAGTATCTTTGATCATGACTTTGCCAGTGATGCTGTAAGTGGTTTCGATGCTCATGTGTGTTTCGTTTGGTGTCCCCATATTGTAGAACCCCCACCCGACGAATCGGAGTGAGGGTGTGCCACTAATCAGACTGTCACCAGATAACGGGATTGCCCTGAAAATCTGTTACAGTGCCCTGCTCAGTGTCGTTTGCAATTGATTCAAGAATCCGCAGGATATCATCACCATTGTTACCTTGACGGAGCAGAGAAAGTGCCAGAGATTGAGTCATGAGAAAAAAGAGTGAGTGTTAACGAAGGGAGAAAAGTTTAGGGGGCAAGGTGTGCAGGAGATCCGCATGATTTGTAGAACTCAACCATTCGCATTGCCTCCTCATAAGTGCGGAACCATTGTGACCTCCACTCACACTGATTGTAAGGGGTCTGATAACGAACTTCGTAACGGGTCATTGTGAAACTTAAGAGGTGAACAGTAAGAGTCAGTGAGAAGAAAAGTTCAGTTCAGACGCATACCAGAGAAGAAAGGAATTGTGCCGAATTGTTGAGAAGAAAAGAACCAATCAAAGTTCTTTTGGAAGACACGTTCACCAGGGATTCCGTGCTCAGAAAGAATAGCATTGAGACGGGATTTGGTGGTGTTGGTTTGATGTCCACCGTCGAAAAGTTCAATCCAGGTTTCACCAATTCGGGCAATCAAATTACCGTGCAGAAAGACATCAGAAACATGAGAACAAGAGACAACCTCAGTGTTTGCCATCTTGAAATCTTTGCCTGCAGTGATAGCAGCATTCATCAGACGTTCGATCTTACGCATGGGGTGAGGTCGTTTGAACTGAAAGTATTGTAAGGGGTCGGAGGGGGGTCTCAGGGGCAGCAGTGTGCCACTAGGTCAGCTGGCACACTGGAAACGACCGTGGTTGAAATTAGCATTCGAAAAGACCTCACGATTCACCAGTTTGAACATACCAAACTCATTGGTCAGAACGTAACCTTCGGCATCAATTCTGTTGCCGTAGAGGTATGCTGCAGGGCCATCATTGCGGCACAGGAAGAGACAATCATCTTTGATGCTCTTTACCAGTGCCCACAAACGCAGCAGGTTGGTATCACAATCGAAGTCTTCAGGGTTGATCTCTTCACCAGCACGAATGCAGGCATTGATCTGTTGTTTGATCTTTGCTGCCTCTTTTACACTTACGAACTCACAGGCAGTAGACATTTGACGGGCAAAGTCACAAACTTCCTTAACATCAGCAAACGATTCTTGCCCGTGCAGAATGTATGCATGAGGTTTCACAAATTTCGCATACTGAGTATCAGTGATGATAAAGTTCATCGGGTGTGCTACAGCATCCCGCAGATCTTTGTCGGCAGTGTAGAACGTGTGAGGTGCTACAATGATCTCCTGATCAACTACTTCTGGGAACTGGTAAGTGAGTAGGTTGGGAGTGTATTCAGTATCCCCACCAAACCCGATAAAGTCTCCTTGAAAAATGTACTCTGTACGAGGAAGATAATCAAAACAAAAGTGCAGAATTGTTGCAACTTGTCCACTGTAGAATTGATCAATTTCTTCATGAGAATGAGCAATCTTGATTTTAACTTTGTTGAACACAGATTTGGTGCCAACAAAGAACTTACCAGTCGCAGGGTTTGTACCCCAGACGATGGCAGGACTTCCATCGATCTTCACTGACAGATTACCAGCAGCAGTGAACCAATCCAGGGAGGAAAGGTCGCCCGTGAGAACCTGATCCTCTGGATGCTCAAGGTGGAGGTTTTTCGTCATGGGTGCTTTGCTCATGAACATAGTATGGCACAGGGTCAGGCAGTCTGCAACGGGGCTTGTGCCAGATTCCTAACCGTCCATCCCAACTCACCATTTCTATTTCTTTTTGTGGTAATCTTGCTCAATCTTTTTTTACCATCGGCAGATAAAACATTCACTCTTCCTTTATACCATCCTTCAGGTATATTATCGGGAAAAGTCATCATATTTGATTCGCCATTGGTAACCCATATTTTACCTTTTTGTGAAGAAACTTTTCCCCATCTATGATTATTTTTACCCCTCATATCATATGATGGTCCAGTTCTTTCTACCGTATAAGAACTAGGATCTTCAATAATCCAATCCGGTCCATCTATGTTGAAACATTCATTCAACGATTTAACGTGAAGTTTATTCATTCTTGTCTTATAAGTCGCATAGTTATTTATACTAAAAGAGGGGCATTTCTGCCCCTCAAAGTTGCTTTAGATGCGACTCATAAGCATCATTATTTATCATCCCCCAGAGTGAAGAATGTCTAGCATTTGTTGGTGATAGTGGTCTGCCTCACGAACCACATTTGCTGCCTCTGATACATCTTCAATCTCATACTGTGTCATCTCCAGAGAGTGAATCACATTAGAGAGAAGATCAGTCAGAGCATCAATCTTTTGTGCGTCAGTCATTTCAGAACGTGGCGATAATCAATGGATTTGATGCACCAACCTGTAGCAGCAGTGATTTCTTCTACGAGGTCATCTTCATCATCTGCCTCCCAAATCATACCGATAGTTTCATCGGTAATGTTACTGAACTGATGCTCGGGAAAGTCATCAGTAGCATCATCAAAATCAAACTCGATTGCAGTAACTTGGAATTGCATTGTTTCAGTAATCGTAGTTTGCGTTCAGGTACTCATTGACATCGAACTTTTCATCTTTGAGTTCAGGAATGTCAAGGTCGAAAATCTCACCAGGCATGTCCTGAATCTCTTGCCACATTTCATCAAACATTGGTGAATCCCTCAGGAACGAATGTAATGTAGAACGGATTGGGGGGCATTGCAACCCCCCTTGTGCCACTTAGTTGACTGTCACACCCTCAAACAGTTTGGTGTCAAACAGTGCCTCAACTTGACTCACGGGGCTAAGATTCACGAACATTTGTGCAGCGAGAACAGTTTTGTCACGAATATCTTCACACTCATAGTCATCAATTTCCTCGTTGACATAATTCTGATAATATTTCGACTTCATACCAATCCGCACAAGATCACGGAGCAGACTCATCTCATCAGAATCCAGTTTGATCGTGTACTGAGTTTTGGTTTTCATGGTGTGTTTCAGGTGAACGAATGTAATGTAGAACGAATCAGGCAGGAAGTCTAGGGGGGTTGTGCCACTTCCCCAACTGTCACACAGAAGGGGTCACTTCGATTTCTTTAATATTCAACCCACACAGTTGATTGTAAACACGATTGCTGATCAGATCACATGCACGTTTGGCACTCGATTTCTCATACCAAATCGTGACGCAGCCATCATATGCCTCAACACGAATTCGATAGTTTTTCATCGATTAATTGCGACGACAAAGGTACAATACCACTACCAGGGGGTACGTATACCCCCTGTGTGCCACTTTCAGAATTGTCACACCTCATTCATAACTTTTAGACGACGCATAATATCATAAATTTCCATCTCATTCACGTCGATCTCATTCATATCAACGGGTGCGAATTCTTCGAGATTAATGTTACCATTGGCATAGATCGGAGCATAATACAACTCATCACCATCTTCCTGCGATAAAGTATAAACACAACCGTGATTGGTCGAAGTGATAAAAATCATTTAAATTTCAGCAACGAATGTACAATAACCCACATCCTGGCAGATATCAATCCCCTGTGTGCCACTAGTCCAACTGTCCTCATTCTCAATAAAGAGAGTCTTATTGAGAATCAATAAGGATTATAATTGAGAATACAACCAATTCTCAAACTGGCACACTAATAGAATGGATCGTAGTCCTTGATGCTAACATCGATATCTTCGTCACCTTGAAGATCTAGAAGTTCTCTCCAATTGAGATCTTCAACATCTAGATCATCATAACATGTGATATCTAATGTGACACGTACATGACGTTTCTGTGCGGTTTGCATGTGTATCTCGTGCGTGTGTGCTAGATTCTATCATGCATAGTGACGATATGCAAGTGCTTCGTAATCTTGCCCATCTCGTGCATAATCTAACTCGTCGAGATGATTAATGACTTGTACAGTGTAGCATGATCTCGACGAGATTGCAAGCCTTATGATACATGTATCTCGTCGAGATGATAATGATATATATGAGATCTCGTCTATTATGTTAAGAATCGCTTATGAATATCGACGAGAAATGTGTGGATCTCGTGGCATCTCGTGCGGGGGTTGACATTGCGGACTTCGTGTGTTATAATCCGCAGGCAAAGGTCACAAGTCCTAGAGGCATTTATAAGACATTTATAGGGCATTTATAAGACATTTATAGGGCATTTATAAGGCATTTATAAAGCACTTAAAAGACTTAAAGGAACCTATTCTCAACTATAACATACTATTGATTCTCAACTATTATCACCTTATTGAGAATGTTATGAAATGATAATATATGTTTTTTAATATATTTTTTTAATTAAATCATTACCATTTCTGTATTGGACAGTATGCAGCCTGGAATTTTACCTTATGTTCCAACCAACAACCACAGTGCTTACAACGTTCCTGTCTCACACTATAATACTCACACTTCTTACAGGTATCAAGTCTTTCCTTCTGTAATTCCTTAGATGCATAAATCTGTGGATCTGGAGTTGTGAGTACATCCTTTACAACTTCAAATGTAAACTTTGCAAGGTTCTTTCCTTGTTCTGTAATTGATGGAAATTGCTCTTGATTATCAGTCATCGTCCTAGATAAAACCAACCTGTAATCACATACTTAGTTCCTTCCAATACTAATCCTCCACGGTGAGCATGAGTCATACCAGCAGGCCAGATCAGTAACTTACCTTTCTCTGGTTGTACTCTCTTCTTATAATACAGAAACTCAGTCTCTCCTCCCTTATAATCATCATTCAAATACAACATCCATACAAGTGCTCTGGCACAATGTTCTAGTCCACTGTTCTCATCATGCCAGACATGATAACCACCACCAGCAGGAGTCTTTTGTACCTTTTGAGAGATCGAATACAATGGCACCTGTTTCATATGTCCGAAGACTTGACGATACTCTTCTAAGCAAGAGGACAAGACCTGATTTAGATGTTGTGAGGTATTGTTCTGAAATGACTGTTGCATATTGACAAGATCAAGTGCCCAATCGAATCGTCCTGCATTGGAGTTCTCAAACTGATCATCCTCACAGAATACAGAATCAAGACTCTGATAATAATCAAAAGTCTTCATCACATCATAACAAAATTTAGAATCAACACTACAAGAGTATGATCCTATGAAGTCTTCGTATATACCTTTAAGTTCAGTCGTTTCCATCAATGTCTA